GCCGTCTTGCTTGACCGCTTCGATGCAAATCTGCTCTGTCTGGTCTTTGACGTAACTGAGGGCATAGCCGTTTCGCTTGACCGCTTCGATGCAAATCTGCTCTGTCTGGTCTTTGACGTACCTGAGGGCATCGCCGTCTTGCTTGACCGCTTCGATGCAAATCTGCTCTGTCTGGTCTTTGACGTAACTGAGGGCATAGCCGTTTCGCTTGACCGCTTCGATGCAAATCTGCTCTGTCTGGTCTTTGACGTAACTGAGGACATAGCCGTCTTGCTTGACCGCTTCGATGGCTTGCTGTTTAGATGCATAAACGACAATGTCTGATTCTCTCCCACCTACTTCTTTCAAAAATTCTTGTAAATTCATTATGACTCCTTTCAAAACTATGGGTTCTGGCAGGGATATTTAATTATCCTGCATAAAAGCGGGTTCTTTGTTTTCTGCATTTTTTAGTTTGTCAATTGCAGCCTGTTTCTTTGCCTCAAATTCAGGGTCGGCTTCATCTTCAAAAACAGTATCCATAACCTCGCTGCCTGCCTCATTCTTGATTTGCTCTTCTGCCGATACCTGAGCCTCAACAAAGGTCTCTCTTTCGTCAATAGCTGCCCCTCGTGCAAAGTCCTCAAGAATTGACTTAGGCAGGAATTTTGCCAACTGGCGTATTGCCGTCTTTTTCGCCATCGCCTCAAAGTGATCTTTCCAAGCTGGCGAGTTAGGGGCTTTAGATAGTTTGCGAAACTCCTCAACCTCTTCTGAACGTAATACAACTGTTTGCGGGGCAACCCCCTCTATTTCAGCCGTGGCGTAAACGGCAATCATCTTGCCTGAGGGCTTCTCAAAGCTGAATGGATGTTTAACCGAAAACTGGCCGTCAATCCGCTTAATCTCAACTTTGTCTTTTTCGCTTTCGTAAATGCAATGGGCAGATATGGCCTTTACTTTACCACTTCTGTAAGCCAGTTCAATCAAGCCCAAATAGCCGATTTGAAACTGTGCCTCCAAGCCTCTTACCTTGTCTCTGTAAGGCACAAGGTAAGCCAGTCCCCTTACGTCAATATCCAAGTCCAGACTTGCCGACTGACTGGCTGCTTTAGCGATACTTGCGAAACTGCACTTTTGCAGTGTGGGGTTTTGCACGATAGTTGTATAAACCATTTTTGCAAACCTGCTTGCGGCTTTTTCAGCCAACTCTTTACTTGCAGCAGGCAGGTTATCCTTGAAAAGTTGAATCGTACTCGGTGTAAATAGTTGTGTTTTTATTACCTGTAATTGGTTTTTTTGTTCACACATTTTGTAATACTCCTTCCCTTTCAATTTTGAGTTCTTTTACATTTTCTACTGCAAACAGCTTTATGGCTTGCGTATCCGCCTCAACCGGCAGTGTTAGTGATTCTGCGTGATCTATGAATATTGGTACTGAAACGCCGTAATGTGCAGACAGGACATTCACAATATCAATGCCGCAATAAATCTTTTGACCGGCACTCATATCGTCAAAAGGTACACCGTTGAAAGTAGCCTCGCAGGTTTCTTTGATTGAGTCGTTCAGCTTATTATCGAACAGCTTAAATTCAACGTGCTTGAATTTGCCGTTTACAGCCTGCTCGATAAGCTTGCTTTGGCTTGCCTTATACTCATCAATATCATTAAGCTGAGCCTCGACATCAGCAACAGATTGAGCTAATTGGCTTTCTCTTTCGGTCAGCTCTGCAATTCTTTTTCTGTCCTGCTTCCTCCGGTCGGCGTGTGCCAACGCCTGATTTAGTTTCTCTACGGAGTTTAGCAGTTCGGTCTTTGCATCTTCAAGCTGTTGCAATTGCTCTGCCACTGGTTCGCCAAGTTCGGCCTGCACCTTTTTAACGCAGCTATCAAATACCAGCCAAGCCCTGTCGCTGTCCGGCGGGACAGTCTCATTAGCTGCGATCTGCTTTTCGATTTCGGCAAAGCGTTTATCTTTTTTGCCCCTTGCTTTTTTCAGTTTGGATTCTAAGGCTTCAAACTGCTCCTGCATCTCTTTTATCTCAGCTTCATATTTGGCGATTGCTTCCTTACAAACATCGACATCAGCTTTAATCTCGTTGCCTCGCTTTGTGATTTTCGCCAATCTGGCCTTGCGTTCTTCTTCTACTTTAGCCAATATATTTTCCGGCAACTTCTGCTTACAGGCGTAACACGTATCATCAACAGGAGCCTCCGATGCCTCGTTATAATCAGTTCTAACGTTACTCAACCGCTTCATCGATGCTTCAAGTTCGTCCTTGTCGTTTTTCAACGCACCCCTTTTAGCTCCTACCGCACTCGAAGCGTTAAATACGTCCAGTTGCAATTGCTCTACATAAACAGCTATTTCTTTTTTTTCATAAAGCAGGGCTTGTATGCCGGTAACATCGTTTTTAAGCTCACCTTCCCGCTGAATCTTTTTCTTTTCCAGTTCGTTAATCAGGTCAAGTTTGTCCTGCCTAACTTTTTCGGCCTCAAATAACTTTTTTCGTTTTTCGTCAAGCCCAGCTATTTCGGCCTTGATTTTGTCTCGCTCAGTATCGATGCCAACGGTATCAACCTTATCGATATAGCCGCTACCGTTAAATCCCTTCTGGATTTCATCGATGCGGGGATTGATTTCGTCCCGTTCTTTTTCGTAGCGTTTTTTCTGTCCGGCTAAAACCTGTTTGTACTCGTCAACTGTCCTGCCGTTAAGCTTATCGTCCAAGGCTTCAAATCCGTCCGGCGTTTCGATTTCACCCGCAATATCGAGCAAAACTTCTCGGCGTTTCGTCCAGTGGAGCTTACTGTTGAAATAAGTCAAATCTGTAAGCAGTTTGAAGGTGTCCTCGGCGATAATATCAGCGATATAATCGTTGTATTCGCCGACCTTTTTCGGCACTTCGTCAATCGTGCAAAGCGTTTCGTAACCCCGCAATTGCTTCTTGATTACCTTCTCGTGATGTTCCTTGCGGAATGTATGCACCGTGCCGTCAACGTCAATATCGGCCTCTACGGCCAAAACCAGCCCCTTAATCGGCTGATTGTTCGCATTCAACGGCCTTATCTCAAAATCCGTTTTACCCTCAGAGTTCTTGCCGAACAGCAGCCACAAAAACGCATCATAAATAGTGGTTTTCCCACAACCATTCTCGGCCTTGATACAAGCGTTTCCGCCTTCCAGTTCAACCTCAAAGGCCTTGATTCCCTTAAAGTTCTCCATTCTTAATCTGTTTAATCGAATGTCCATAATTATTGCCTTCCCTTTCAAAATTTCAGAAATTAGTAAATGCGAACTCCCCAAACAACTCTAATGCTTTCTTGTCATAGGCAAGAGCCGCTTCTTCTTCTGTAAAATAAGCACCCAAATAAATGCGTTTATTGGGGCCTTGAATTTGTGCATACCATTTTTTGCGTAATCGTGGATTACACGACACGCCTTTATATTTTGATTTGCCGTTATGGGATATTCTGTTTTGTTGATTCTGCTTGTGGTTACATGGCCTCAAATTGCATTTACACATATCAAGACCGTTATGATTCTTGTGGTCAACATGAAGTTTATCTGCATATTTCAAGCCCAACACTTCTCTGTGCATAAGAAGAGTAAATCTTTTGTAGTTTCTTTGAACGGAACGAAAAGCATACCAAGTATTTCGTAGCTTCATAGCGAACCAACGATGTCGACTAACTCGGTCATAATCTTCATCATCAACAATTGCGTATTTACCCTGCGTTAGAGGTATCTTTTTCATAGCAACCACCACGTTTGACAACCCTCTCTTTTGATTTCGTTATTGGGCTTGACATACTCATTCTCAAAAAGGTCATTCATTCTCCGCCAAATCTGGTCATGTCGCAGGACACCGGCAAGAAAACCAGCAAGCTCTTTTGTCGTACTGCCGTTATGCCTACGCAATGCCTGTAAGATTATCTGACAATGCTTCTGTCGTCTGCCGGTCTTAGTGATCTTCCCTTCTGCTATTCTCGAAGTCTCCGGATGCGAAATTCTCGTAGCAGGCGGAAATTCCATAATAATTTGTCCGGTCGAATCAGTCATTTTGCGAATTTGAATTTCCTGAACCAAAATTTAACATTCTTTTTCCAGTTAAAATTACCGACCGGATCGCACTTCCTTGGGCAATAACGGTCGGCCAAGAAGTTAATAAAATCGCTTTGCTTCCCTGCATCGCTCCATCGAACACGATTTTTAGTAATTGTTGCAGCACACCAACCGGCCTGCGTATTGAGGTTGTATGCCTTGGGGTTCATTATTCCGAATTGACGGCCATTCCCGCCATTTTCTGCCTTGCGGATTGCTAACAAAATAAACCAGTCATCACTGCCGTATTTGATACCGTTGCGTTCGGCGGCTTTTCTTATAACCGGTATTTCTGCCTGCAAAGTTACTCGTCCTTTACAGATCGCCCCATCACACGCAGGGACAATGCCGAAAATTACTCCCGTCCCTGCCGCTATTGCAGATAAAAGCTTTTTTGACTTCATTTTTATTCCTTCCCAAATTCAGTTTTCAAAAAATTAGGAGGCCAAGGCCATCCCTGACCTCCTATCTCGGAGGAGGGTGTAAGAAAACCTAATAGCAGGGGCGGGATTCGAACCCGCGATTTCTTGGTTATGGACCAAGCGAGTTACCGCTACTCCACCCTGCGATATTCCCTATACACTTCTAAAAGAGCTAACTTGCGTTTATTTCAAGCCAACGAACTATTGTTGGCACTTCAAACCGAAGGCATCCGGCAACTTCTTTAAGTTTTGGCATCTCACCGGCAGCAACTTTGTTTCGAACCGTCTGCGTTGATACATCTAAATGCCTTGCCACCCTGCTAATCTTCACGTATCCTTTGGGGTCTATCTTTGGGCCGAATATTGAAATTGCCTTACTCGCCATCATTTTTTCCTTGACTTTGTTGTATGGAATTGGTAGCTTGAACTTCGTCATTCACGGAGGGGTAGTTTTCATCACGGAGGGTTTTTAATCGTTGTTCGCAAAGGTATTCTATTTCACCGGTCAGCGTGCGTTTGTCTGCCTTTGAAGCAGCTTCGAGATTTGCCCTTGTCTGATCTGTTATGTAGATATTTGGCATAGTCTAAACCTTTAATAATAATTATTCATTTATTATTAAACTAAAGGTTGTATCGGCTTGTGTCAAGAGTTTTATTAAATAATTATTGAAAAATTATTAAAATTTTCTTAGCTTTGTGGTTATAAGAGGTTACCACTCAAAAAAGTTTTGGGGAAATTATATAAAGATATGACATATCCTGTTTTTGTAATTGATTTGTAAAAAAAGACCGCCAACCAATTAAGATTAACGGCCTCTCTGGGGTGGGAATTTTAGCCGTTTTACGTTTTCTTGTACTTTTTAACTCTTTAAAACTGAACCAGATGATGTTCCGTTTATATGAATCTTTGAACCACTATTTATACGCATGTAAGTTTTATGGTCATAAATAGAGTCCGCAAGTAGAAGAACCCCCGGAGTGACCGCATCATCAACCTCAAATCCGTAGTCACTTAAGGCGGGTGATATATAACTACGGGAATGCGTAACATCTTCAGCCAAGTCGTTAATCCTGAAAAATCCTGCATCTCCGTCCCATACTTTTGTGCCCGCCCCATTCTTTAGATAGCATTGAGCATAAGCATTAACATCCTCTCCTGAGCCCCCAGGCGGATACCCCCAATTGCTCAAATTCCACTCTAAGTTCAAATCCCACCATACTTTTTGATGAAGATTGGTAAGGACAAAACTCTCACCATCAAAATCCTCCGAATCCGTTTCTAAATCCCAAGCATATGCGCTCTCCGGGTCATAGTCAGTACTCTCAATCCACTCGTTAGAAAGTGAACAAAGTCCTGGTATAGACTCTCCATCATTAAACGAATCAAATGACAATTTCACCTCATTGCCAGTTATATCAATGATTTTTCGCCATCCTGAATTATATGTTGTACCAGACCCACTTTCGGTATCGCTCCATGTAGGTTTACCCGTACCACGCCACCTTCCCCACAGTCCAGTACCGTCATGCTTCATCTGGTAAAGAGCGTTTGCGGCAGTAGTAGCTGACCCGCCGGAACCGGACAGTATCAGTTGGCCCGCATTTACGTTGCCTAAATCGGCATTTATCGCCGCCAAGTTAGTTACCCCAATTGCACCGGCTGTAATACTATCGATCTCAATCTCGCCGCCGTCTATCGTGGTCTGTCCCGTCGTTTTCCACGCTTTAGGTGCACGTATATAGCTCGAACCATCGTTTAAATCGTCCATATCACCAGTGGCATTAGCTAAATCAGCAGCGGCAGTAGCAATAGCGTTGAGTAATTGCGTTCTCTCGTCGTAATAATTCTTCCAGGCAGTATCCCAACCAGTACGAGTTATCGTAGTCGTAGTTGTCATACTATCAAATACACTTATGGTAGTATTAAGATAAGTATTAAGTGCAGCATAAGCAGTATCGAAGTCCGTATCAGCTACGCTAAAAGCTGTAGCTTGTACCGGAATAGTTCCTGTCGTTGCCGTACCCTCAACAACGATTGTGTCCCACCTTTGCTTAGCCTCAAGCTTCTCAACTGGCGTAACCTTAGCGTCGGCGGCTATGTCATCTAATTCGCCCTGTGCAGTTGTAGCGTCGGATTGAGCATTATCAGCCACACTTTGAGCAGTTGCTGCGTCTGAGATGCCTTGTGCTATGTCATCTATAACAGTTCCCACTATCTCATTTGCAGTAACTGTGTTTTGTATTATAACACTCGAAGCCGTAACAGTATCAGCCTGGATTAAACCACCATGAATAACCTTTTTGCCCCAAGCCGGATAAGCCGAACCACTATCATTATAAGCCATTAACCACTTATCCGCACCTCTCGCATTCGCCAGCGTATCAGTGCCATGAAACGTATTATTTGAGCTATTCTTATCCCAATAAATATAAGTGTTGCCCGATGTATCCGCCGTAATCTCATAAGTGATGCCCTTATAAGTCAGTAGTATATCATTAGCCCCATCCGCTTTAGACCAACCGATATTATCTGCTGGCACAGCACCGCCTTCATTGTCCCATTGCAAATTTTGCGTCATTGGAATATCCATTGTGGGTACACCCACCAAGGATTTCGGATATTCTCTCCGTATCTCATCAAATGTCGGCGGCTTGGTTGCATCGTCACTACTCCCCGGAGCGTCATAATCTGATATGGGTATTGTCGGGCTATCGTTATCGTAGGTGTAAATAGCCGCATTATACTCAATCGCTGTAATTTTAATCCTCTGCTCGCTACTCCTACTCAACTGGATAATTCTATAAGACCTTGCAGTATCAGCCGAAGTACCATAACAGAATACATCGCCCTTGCTTGGATTCGTTGTCCATGTATCGGTTATCGTGATAGTTTTGCCGACAACACCACTAACCGTTTGGGTTTCGATTTGCTCCTCTTCTGCTACTGGATTATAAACCCTTACCAGAACCTTATCCGTCCCACCGCTTGGAGTAACTTCCTTATCAACCACAATCGTATTATTCGTTGAACTTACTACCCTGCCCCCTTCCTTCCAGTCCGGCACATCGTGCTGAACATATATAACATCTCCCACCGTGCAGGCAATAGCGTCAATATCAGCATCAAACTCAATTGTAGATTTCAATAAAATATTCTGAGCTAACCTGAACATCCCCGCCCGAAAAGCCTCGGATTGTTTTGTTATGCCGAATAATTCAAGTGTCACCTTGTTCTCAAAATTCCCTGCCGAACTACTGTATATCGAAAAAGGTACACGCTTGTAATCTTGCTCGGCATCTCGATAATGAATTTCTATTTCGCTTGCTCGTTCTTCCTGCGGCAAAAACGTCTGCTTAAAACTGTCCTTTATGATATTGCCAACATTGAACATCTGCGTAGAGCTTGTTGCCTTATCAATCGCCACCGACAACTCAGTCCCATCCCAAATCAGCACGCAGCGGGCAATCTCGCAGACCTTCAACGCCGCCTCCCACATCGTAGTGCCACTATCAAAACCACCGTTAAAGGTAATTCGCTTTTCCGTCCCCGCCCCAATACCACTTGGCACTAACTCATCGCAAAAATCAGCCAATGCAACAAAGCTATCCAAGTCCAGTCTGCTCGGATTTATCCCCTCATATCTCTCCACCGCATAAGCCGTACCGTCACCATCACCGCTTATAACCGGCTGACTTAAAATATCGTACAGCACCCACGCCGGATTACTGCTATGCACCAAACTCCAACTTCCTTCTCCACTATCATCGTAAACAGCGACTATCGCTCCCTCTTGGATCACATCAATCTCTATACCACCGGAAAGCTGATCCGTTGCCAACGCCTGTATAGCCAGAAGCGAAAGTCCCGGATACTTAAATCCATCCTCCATTACCTCTCTAACAGAACCCAAAAGCATCCTATCGCCGTATCTTGAGCTTGTCTCATCCGAAGTGTCCTTACTTACTCTAATATCGTATTTCGTACCTCGATTTATAGTTATATTCAAGCCGCCTTCATAAGTTGAGCCTGTGCTTGCCACGTAAACTTTCCGTATCGAACCCGTAACGTTATCGGTAACAGTATCGTCAACTAAAATTGTCCAGGAAGCGGCATCGTGTTCTGAAATCTCGATTTTTATATCGATACTATGGTTACTTAACCCACCCTGATTATTTGCGTAATAAACACCCCTGTCGAAAAGAAGCTCAACCTCAAGATCGTCAAAGTCATTATCTGGCGTAGTGTAAATCTCATAATTCGTATCGCCACTATTTGTTACTAATCGATTCGGCCTGTATTCCGGCTTTGCATCACCAAACAGACTAACCACCGCCTGCTCGATAGTACCCGTTTTTTCCTCAATATAAATATCATTATAGTTAATGTACTTTTGCCCGCTGATATTTATATCGTAATTAGTCCCGTCCGATTTAGTTATCCCCTCAACCGGCCCCGCCCCTAAAGCAACCAGCATATTAAGTACCTGTTTGGTATCATCGCTATCGTCCGGCTCGGTATAGACGCTGATCACATTGCCGTATAATTTATTCTTACCATAAAACTTCGGCACTACTACCCCCTGCCGGTTCACCGTTGCCGGATTCCACCGATAAATTTGTGATGCCTCAGTATCAAAGTTAAATTTCGGAGTCTGCGGCCCGGGCATCATGGAATTTATAAGTAAACCGCCTGCCATAACAGTTGTGGCAAAGGCTATCGTATAAGCCATTGTCCCGGCTTCAAACCCTAAAACCGTTTCTGCCATATATGGAGCACCCACGGCTATCAGTGCTATCATCAGTATTGCACCGAGAATGTCCTTATCGCCACCTCCACCCCCTGAAACGACCGGCATAAAGACTATCTCATCCCCAAGCTTAGGTATCGTTGTGTTCCAAAAGACCCTCTCAATCACCATCCCGTTTATACTGATAACGACATCCAAACCACTTGGCAGGTACTTATCTTTTAGCTGCTCTAAAGTTTCACCTTTGAAATCAAGGTTTTGAACGTCCCTCTGTTTGCGGTCAAAGGGATTTTTAACTGTTATCATTCGCACTGCCGACATATCGGTAGAATCCCTCTATCTTGCTTTTCCAGTATTTATGCCTTAGCTTCTCTATAGCCACCGAACGTTTTCTCATAATATGTATAAAAGTTTTGCAGTCTGCCAAAACCACTCCCATGTGATTTACAAAAGGCGGTCTCAAACTAAACGTAACCACGCAATAAGGCTCAGGCTTTTCCAGCTTAATATAGTCTTCACTTTTGCCTGTATTTATCGCCTCACTTCTTTGTTCTAAATTCTGGATTGATTTTTTATCAGGTAACTTAATTCCCGCCCTTTTGCATACCTCTCTGCTCAAGGTATAGCAGTCGTAACCGTCTACGCCACCGCCGCCCATCTTGAACGGCTTGCCCAATAAATCATCACAAAAATCATCACAAACCATTTTACGCAATCCTCACTGTACCTGAACGAATACCGGGGAATCCCCCAAAATTCGCCGAGTTACTCCGTTCTCTGCACTCTGCCAACGTCTTATTGCAGGTTGCATACCCACATTTTCCACCCGATGTATAATCAGAAAACGCCTCGCTATCTATATCAACCGTAAAAGCATTGCCGTCTGTGTCCGGGTCAGCATCTTGAACCGTACCAGTTTCACCATTCAACTCCGTCATTCCCACAATTTCAGCAAACTTGATAGCATCACCAACGGCAAATCCGTGACCTGCACAACTGATTTTAGCGTTGGCTGCCTTTGTAATGGCAGTTATAGTTTTGCCTGCACACTGACATCTCGGCCCGGCCTTATCTTCAATATCGTTATATTGATACCTGCAATGCAAAGCTAAAAACTTGTGCAGCGGGAACCTCTGCCTCAGCGGATTCGGAGCACCCAAAGTAAAAGTAACCCACTTAGCCGTACTATTGCAGCCTAAAACATCATAGGTCAATTCAAGTTCTGTGTAATCCTCTGTCAATCTGTCAGAATTAACCACTGTCAGCTTAACCGATGAACCAATAGCACCATCCAAATCCTCAAGATATTGCTCAAGCAAGCTTGTGATATTGCTAACACGAAGTGTAACTGTTGGAATCTGCCCCTTACTCATGTTTTTAGTCGGCTCAACCTCAAAAGGAAACGCCGTATAAGTCTCACCGCCGAAAGTTACATCCTCGAAATTTCTCACAAAACGCAAAACCGTCACGGCATCATTGTTAAGTGTAATTTCTAACAATACCAGCCACGCCGCTTTACTTTGCAGCTTGTTTTTCTCAATTATCAGATTTGCAGGTATTTCACGTGCCATCAGCTTGTCGGGTTTGCCTCCACTAAAGTTAGTTCTGCTCTCCACCGGCGGAGCGGTATTCTATTATCCAGTGGATTAAACTTCCATTTGACAGGTTCGGCGAATCTTACATCATAAGTTTCCCCGTCCTCGGTATTTTCCCAATCAAAACTTGTACCGCCAAACCCCGCCGTATCTTCCTCAAAGGTTTCCAGTGTAGATTTATCCGTATCGGTCAAATACTCAAAAGTAAGCTTCCACTTTTTAGGCACTACCGTAAAACGATTCCGAGTCAACTGGTAGCCATTCTCAAACTGACTTCGTATCGTCGGATCAACAACTACTTCTTTTTTAAAGTCATTCACATTCGGCCCTTGAGTTAGTATTGGAAAATTAGCCAATTTATCTTACTCCTAATCCTTGTATCGCATTTCGCATCGGCCCGTAACCGTGGATGTCTTTGAGGACTATGTTCGTAATATATTTTTCACCGTCAAATTCTGTCTGTCCCTTTTCAGCATCTACCGGACTCGATGTTTGATTTATAACATTGACTTCGACATTTGCACCTCCCCCGGCTTGCCCTTTTGGAGTTACCGTTTCGCCTCGTTGTAAAACCGCCGGAAACTCATCCGGCTGCAAACCGGCATGTAATCTCGGAGCACTTGAAAACGTCATTGCCGGTACTTTCTTTTGAAGCATCCCTGCCCCGACAATACCGCCGCCATGGGCATAATTACCCATAGTTGTATTCCCGCCCATAGTTGGCGTTCCCCCTCCGAAACTCCCGAAGCCAAGTCCTAACATCAGCTTGGTTGCAATCTGCATAGACATGATCTGCACCATAGCTGAGGCAATTGATTTTAGAAAACCAGTTGCCGCCTCCTTGAAATCCTTAGCATCCAAAATCATATCAGCAAAGGCATTAGCAAAGGAATCTCTTATCGCATAAGCAACCTCATTGCCAATCTCGCCAAATGTCTTTATGTCATTTGCCATCTCCAACTGTGCAGACCTGAATCCATCAGTTAAGCTGTCAGATGATTTCAGTTTTTCAATATCAAGTTTGCGTATTTGCTCGGTGTACCACTCATCCAAGATGACTTTATCATCGATAAATTTTTCGTACTCCTCGAACTGCAAACCCAACAGTTCCTTTTCTACTTTATATTGCGTTTGACTCATTCTCCCCATTTCAGAGAACATCGACCGGTATGCTGCTAACTTATCTCGTGTAAAATCCTTTGAATCTTTTTTGCTTGCAGACCCCTTCATAATTTCTTCGCCTGCTTTTCTCAGTTTTGCTAAACCGGCCTCTCCGCTTATATCTCCTAAATCCGGCAAAGCGTTATTAAGCTGCTCAAACAAAC